GTTGCCCGCACCCGGAATCTGACGCCCGACCTGAAATTCTTGGCCCTGACCGGCGCGAGCGAGCATATCAAAACTGTGCGGTTCTTGGCGGAGAACAACTTGGGCCGCGACCTGACCCGCGTTGCACTGACCACGGTCGAAACGCTAACCCGCACCGTTCAACTGGTCGCGGCGGCAAATATGCCGGGCGATTTGAAGCGGCTGGCACTCGCTGGCAATAGCGAATTGCTGCGCACCGTGAACGTGATTTTGGCCAGCGGCGCGGATCAGAACGCGATCAAAATCGCCCTCGGCAACGTCGCCCATTATGACGTGGCAATCCGCGCAGCGCTGCACCCGCAAACCTCCGACGAAATTCGGCGGATTATATTCCGCGAAACCGGCAGTTACACCGCAATGATCAGCGCGGCGATCACGGCGGAAAACCTGTCACCCGCCGCGCGGCGCATTCTGCTCCGGCAGCAAGGCGACTACATTGCCAGCATTGTCGGCATTATTGCGGAAAACACGGGTGAGGCAGAAAAGCTTCTGCTTTTGCGGAACAACACCAATGCGGCGCGATTCGTAACGATTGCGGCTGTATTCGCGCGCGAAATTACGCCGGAGCAACGGCAGTTGCTTTTGCAAAACAGCACCGAGGCCGTCAGGACAATCGTTGCGCGCATCAATACCGGCAATCTGACCCCGACGCAAATCGCGCTTTTGAACGCAATTCAGGGCGGCGCAGATGGCAGACTGACGCTAGGAGGCACGTTCCTTTTCGATCCGTCCAATTCGTTCCGTGCATGGTATGAGGGAACAACTCGCGCGGCAATTACCGCGCCAATCGACACACTCCGCGCGGCGCTCGATAACCTTGCCGCTCAAATCCGGGCAGACGCTGCAATACGACTCCGCGCGCAACAACAAGCGGACGCGGAACGTATTTTCGCCAGCTTGACGAAAAATGCGCTCGGGAGCGGTTTCGTCACGGATCAGCAACTGATAGCATTGGCAAACGCGCTGGGGATCAGCACCGCCAACAAAACGCCGGAGCGAATCAGAAAAGAAATCGTCAATTGGTCGCCAACTGACGCGATCACTGGACTGATTTACGATCCGACCGGCGAAAAGCGGCGCGCATATCTGGCTTCGCTGAACCCGCCCCCGCCACCGTCACCGCCGCCTGCGCCCACGCCCTATATAGGCCAGCCTTGGGGCCATCGCGGCCCCGGCGATGGCGAATATTCAAGATTCGCAAGCGGCGGCCTGCACATGGGCGGCCTGCGCCTCGTCGGGGAGCGCGGCCCGGAATTGGAGGTCACCGGCCCGGCACGCTACTACAGCGCGACACAAACTGCTGCTATGCTATCGGGCGGAAACACCGCCGAAGAAATCCGCGCGTTGCGCGAGGAGGTCAGACTGCTGCGTGAGGAACAACGCCAACTTGGAATCACAACCGCCACTAGCACCAAACGTGCGGTTGACGTGCTGCGGAAATGGGATGTGGACGGGCTGCCGCCGGAGCGTGACTGATGAAAGTCCTAGAGCCGATGGGCATAACAGATTCGACGCTAACCTCGTCGAATATCCCGGAAAACGATCACCCGGTGTGGAATAACTCCGCAACATACAACCCGGGAAACCGCGTGATCGTGCTATCCACACACTCAATTTATGAGGCGGTAATTACCAATACCAACAAAAACCCCGTGACAGATGACGGGACGCATTGGCTTAAAATCGGCGCGACTAACAGGTGGCGCGCGTTCGACCACAAGATTTCGAACCGTGCCACACGAAACGGAAATATCACCTACACGTTTTCGCCGTCCGAAATTGTGGACGGCGTTGCGTTTTTCGGCCTCGTCGCCTCGTCTGTCCAAGTGATCGTGAAAGACGCGAGCAACGTCACGGTTTTTAATGAAACCGTGCAGGTGGTGGATCGAACCGAGGCCGTCAATTGGTTTGCGTGGCTGTTGGACCCAATTAAATTCGACACCGAAGCAATGATTACCGGATTCCCCGGTTATGTCGGGAATAGCATCGAGGTCAAAATCAACAACACCGGCATCGCCGAAGTCGGGCAAATCGTAATCGGGCGAATTACAAAACTGGGAACCCTGATCAGTGGAACGACAATCGGCTATCTCGATTTCAGTCGCAAAGACCGCGACGATTTCGGGAATCCGATCATCGTAGAGCGCGAAACCGCAGACAAAACCGAATTTCGGTTTGCGTTTCCTCCTGAAGATGCGCGGCGTGTCAAACGAATCGTGCAACGGCTGCGTGCCGTTCCTGCCGTTTATTTCGGCGAAGTCAATCCGCGATTTGGCGTGACCGTTTTCGGATTCAACCAGGGGATCGAGGTTCCGCTAGAGGTCGGAATGTCGTTCGCCACTATGGAAGTCGAGGGCCTCACATGACAATCACCCCGCTGCCCACCCCGCCGGACCCCAACGATCCGGCGACTTTCAACACCCGCGCCGCAAACTGGGTTGCTGCGCTGCAAACCTGGACGAACCAGGTCAACGCTCTTCCGAATATGTCAACTATCGGCGGGTTCAACAGCGGCACTGAGGCCACGCCGTCCGTGACGTTCAACGGCGATCTCGACACCGGAATGTGGAGGCCTGGCGCGGATATCGTCGGTTTTTCCACCAGCGGAGCCGAGCGTGTCAGGATCACCAACGGCGGAATGCAGGTGACAGGCCAGATTACCGGAACGGCGGTGACGCAAAGCGAAACCGATACCACCGCCGGGCGTCTTCTGCGAGTCGGGGATTTCGGCATAGGGGTCGCCGGGAACGCGCCTACCTGCGCCGACCTTGATGATACCACCCTGGCCAATGGTTTCTATCGAACGGCTAATGACACCACTACGGCGGGAACTTGGCCTCCGTCTAACCCGACGGGAGCCAATCGACTAGGCACGTTGATCGTCGCGCGGCCTGGCACTAACAATGGCCAACAAATTTGGCTGTCCATCGGCGAGGATTCCGTCTGGCGGCGGCGCCATCAAGGCGGAACGTGGGGGCCATGGCGGCGAATGACCACAATTCTGGGCACCGTTAGCCAATCGGGGGGGGTGGCTACCGGCGCGATTATCGAGCGCGGGTCGAACTCCAACGGGGAATACGTCCGGTTTGCGGACGGAACGCAGATTTGCACCCATGCCGTTAGCGCCAACCTAGCCATCGACACCGCCTTCATGGGCGGATTCCGATCAACCGCGCAAACGTGGACGTTTCCGGCGGCGTTTTTTGCTGCGCCCGTTTTTACCCCAGTCGCCAGAAACCTGACGGCGTTTGGCGCTGTCAGTGCCAACGTGCCCGGCACCACATCAGCCACCTACGCCGTGACCGCTGTATCGTCGCAGAGCGCCGCCACGCGCGAGGTGGCCCTGCATGCCATCGGGCGCTGGTTCTAAGGAGGGTTTGCCATGCAGCTTTTGTTTTCCCCCATCCGCATGGACAGCGACTTGACCATCCATGTCGCGGGTAACGTGCTGACGCTCAACGGCACCGCCCTTGATTTTTCCGGCGTGCCGAACGGCGGAACACTGGCGCAGGGCGACATTGCCTCCGACTGGATTGCGGGCGACGTGTCTCGGGACACCGACGGTCTGCTGACCGTCCCCGTGCTCCTGCCGCACGGGCCGAACGCGCCCGAGGCGCGGCGGTTTCCTGTGCCGGTAGCTGTGGACGAGGACGGGCCTGTAACGCTGCCGCCGTTTGACGCGCCAAACGAGCCGGAGCTTTGAGTGCCGCCTCGCCCTAGACGCCAACCGCTGGATCGCCGACGCCTGACGCAACGCTGAAAAGAGGCCCAAAATGAGCGAGGACAAAGGCATCTGGGCTCTTGTGATGATCGAACTGGCGGCAATGGAAGCGCTGATCCTCGCTTTGTGGGGTGCGCTCGGCGGGGCGACAAACGCTCTAACCACACGGATGAGCCTGCGCGACGCGCTGCGCCACGTCTTGCTTGGAGGACTGATCGCAGCGGGGATGGGCAGCCTTTCGATGGCCATCGTCGCCGCCTGGCTCGACCTGCCGACGCAGTCAATCCCGGCGGGAGGGGCGGCGGGCTCGGCGGCCTATCTCGTGGGTGTCTTCGGCCCGGCTTTTATTGAGCTTGTCCTAGCCCGCCTGCGCGGCGCGAAAGGAGGACCGAAGAATGAATGACTTTCTCCGCCTTGCGCGCGCCCTTCGCCTTGATCCGGTGAATGCTCGACATGCTTTCTATCACCGTCTCCGCATTGGCCTCGCCGTCGCGGCGCTGATCCTCGTCCTCTCGCTCCTCAGGTAATCCCATGCAGACCACAGATCGGGGCCTTCTGGCCCTCGTGCGGCACGAAGGCATCGTGCCCGGCCCGTATCTGGACGTGAAGAACGTCTGGACTTTCGGCATCGGCCACACCGCCGCAGCCGGGCCGCCGGACCCGGCGAATCTGCCACGCGGAATGCCGTCGGACCTTGACGCCGGAATCCGCGAAGTCTTTCGGCTTTTCCGCAAGGACATTGCCGTCTACGAGGCCGAGGTGCGCCGCGCGGTCACGGTGCCGCTCGCCCCGCACGAGTTCGATGCGCTAGTGTCGTTCCACTACAACACGGGCGCAATCGCCCGGGCGAGCCTGACGAAACTCCTCAACGCCGGTAACCGCGCCGCCGCCGCCGATGCGTTTCTGAACTGGCGGCGGCCGGAGGCGATAATCCCCCGCCGCGAGGCCGAACGCGCCATGTTCCGGCATGGCATCTATTCCGGCGGCCCGATCCCGGTCTGGTCAGTGGATCGCAGCGGCCGTGTGGACTTCTCTCGGCCCATCCGGCGGCTGACAGAGGCCGAGGCGCTGGACCTATTGCGCCCGCAGCCCGCGCCCCCCGCGCCCCCGCCGCCGCCTGCACCGCTGCCGCCGCCCATTCAGCAGCCCGCCCTCAAGCTGCCACCGCCCGCCCCCGCGCGCGGCTGGTGGCGGCGACTGCTGGACTTCTTCACCACCACAATCAGAAAGGACTGACCCATGCGCTACGTTCGCCCTAATTCGCTCACCTGGTGGGCTGGAATCTTGGCAATCATTACTGGAATCGCGTCCGCAGCGTCGCCTGCTGACGGGGCAATTGGAGAACTGGCGCGGCTGATCGCGCAAATGACTGGCGCGAGCGATGCGTCACCGGCTGGACTAATCGCACTCGGCCTCGGCCTGATCGGCTTGCGCGACCGTCTCGAACGGGGGTTCCGTGGCGATGCTTGAGTTTCTCGCAGGGCTGGTCGTGGGGGGCGTCATCGGCGCGTTTGTCGTCGCATTTCTTGTGGCGGCGCGCGACAACAATTGTTAAAATTGTTGTCATTGTCACCAAGACTCAAGCGCAACGCAGAAAACAGGAGACCGAAATGAACGAAGAACTGCAGCTTTATCTGTACAAGTTAAGGCCAGTTATTGCGCATCTGGCTTTGCACTTGCACCCCGTCACACCAAACGACAACACCGACCTGCCTGTATGGGCTTCTGCGCTTTATGTTGGCGTCGGCGGCACGCTGCGGGTGGACACCGTAGGTGGTCAGACCGATGTGCCTGTGGTCGCGCCTGACGGGATTATCTTGCCGTTCGGCGTGCGGCGTGTCAGGGCGACCGGGACGACTGCATCGTCGATCCTGGCGCTGGCGTGACGAGGCTACGCCGATGCGCCTTGGCTTCGGATTGTCGATCGTCACACCGCGCCACAGGTCGGGCGTCGGGTCGCCACCGCAAGTGCCGGTCCTGTCCGATCTCGCCTACGATCCTGTCGCAAACCTCCTGTCGGTCAGCAGCACCATGCCGACAGCGGGCACGATCTACTATATCCTGCACACGTCAGCGACCCCGCTTAGCGCGGCGGCGATCCG